GCATGGAAATAGTTTTAGAATAGGAAGTCGTAGTAACAACCCATATGTATTCATATCAAACAAAAGATTTCCTGATAATAATTTAGAAAGTATTGGAGATGGTAGTTTAATCAGCATAACATCAAATGGTTCTTTGAGACAACACTTTAAAAATTTATTTGATATAGATGGTAATCGAATTGAATTTAAATTATCATCTGATACTGTTGAAAACAACACTTATCCAATTGGTGATATTCAATCTGATTTAAATAATGGTGCTGATATTCAAGAAACAATTTATGGATATGGTTCAAACGATACAGGTGAAAAAAATGAACAAGGTGAAACAATTTTTGAAGGAACTGATGCAAATCAAATCTTATTTAACTCCGATAGAATAACTTTAAATTCAAAACTTGATGATATTTTTGTTTCATCAATTAAAGATATTCATATTGGTAGTGGGAGACATATATCAATTAGTTCAAATACAAGTTTAAACATTTTATCTAAGAATGTAAATATTGGTAACTCTGAAAGAACTGTTATGGAGCCAATGGTATTAGGTGATGCTTTAAAAGTTATTTTGGAACAAATATGTGATTTGTTTGCAGAGATAAAAGTTCCAACTACATTTGGACCAGAAACACCAATATCACCAACAACAGCAGCAAAAGCTAATAATGTAAAAAACGGAATTGAGAGAATACTAAGTATTTATCATAAAATTGAAAGAAACTAACAGAGGTAAATTATGAAAAAGAAAAAAACAACAAAACAAGTAATTAGACAAATCGTTAGAGAAGAAGTTGCGATGGCAATTCAAGAAGTAATAACTGAATTGAAACAACCAACACAACAAGTTACTCAACCACCAATACAAGAAAAGAAAAACTTTTCTAAAAATTCTGTATTGAATGATGTGTTGAATGAAACAGCTAATGGTGATGATTGGAAAACATTAGGTGGTAGTGAGTTTACATCTAATAGAATGAATGAATTAGTTGGTAGACAATATGGTGATATGATGAACGAAACACCACAAGCTGTTCCATCAAGTGACCCAATGAGTCAATTTGTTAACAAAGATTACAGAGAAGTTTTAAAAAGAACTGATGAAAAACAAAAACAAAAATACGGAAAATAAATAATGGGTTTAAAAGCTAAAATATTAGATGCAAAAAGAAGAGCTGCTCTTGAAACTAATATGCCACCTATTGATACTAGTAGAAATTCTTATCTTGATAAAGAAGCTGAATATATAGCTGATGCTATTATAGATACATTAAGAGAAGCAGACTTTACAATCACACAGTTAAAAGCTCCTGTTGTTGTTGAAAGTTTAAAAACACCCGACCAATCTGTAAATATTGAATTAGCAACTTTGTTAGGAGATAAAGCTCCTATTTTAAAAGCATTGAAAAAAATACCAATACCTGCTATAGGTGAAATTATAGACAAATTGGAAAGTGAGTTGGAAAGAGCCATAACACCTTTATTGGAGGGTGGTGCTAAACTGGCTGGATTGGATTTAGGTAAAGATACTGGTGGTTTAGAATCAGTTGGTTATGTTTATATTGGAGAAGACCCTGATTCAATTGAAGAGTTTGATGTAGAGGATGAGGATGGTCAAAGACAACACACAACCGTAAAGTTAACATTTGATGATGGTGAGGAATTATTATAATGGCTATTAAAGATACATCAAGAAAACCTTATATTCAAGACAATGATACTAATGTTAAAGTTGGTATTGATTTACCAATTCGTAGAGGGAGTGACAAAGATGGATTTTTTGCATCAACTTCAACAACCATTGAAGCTGTAAAAAACAATATAAGAAATTTATTACAAACCAATGAGGGTGAAAGATTTTTTCAACCAAACTTGGGTTTAAATTTAAGACGATTATTATTTGAACATATTACAAATGAAAATCTAATTGGTATTCAAGACTCTATATTAGATAAAATAGAATTTTGGTTACCTTTTGTTGAGGTGAGAGATATACAAGTTTTAAGTAGAGATGATACTACAGATATTGGAGTGAATGAAATTAGAGTAAAGATATTATTTAACATTAAACAAGACCCAAACACTTTAGATTCCATCACTTTAGATTTTAGTAGTGACATAACAGAATCAGAATCAAATGCATCAAGTGGTGGTGGATATTAATTGGAGATAACAAATGCCAACATATGGTAAAGAAAATTTTAAAGAATCAAATGTAAATTATTTAAATAAAGATTTTACAGCATTAAAGCAATCATTGATGAATTATGCAAAATCTTATTTCCCAGATACATATCGTGATTTTAATGAAACATCACCTGGTATGATGTTGTTGGAAATGAATGCATATGTAGGTGATGTTTTATCTTTTTACATTGACCAACAATATCGTGAGATGTTATTACCATTAGCGGAAGAAAGAAGAAACATAATCACAATGGCTAAGATGTTTGGTTATAAAGTAAAACCAATTGTACCTGCGTATGTTGATTTAACTTTTACATCAAATGTAAGTGTTTTAAGTGGTAATGTTTCAAAAGTAGATTATAATAATGCCAGTGTATTTGACCCTGGTATTTCAATAGTTTCATCTACAAATTCCAATACTACTTTTGTAACATTAGAACCAATTGATTTTAAAATTGAACAAGATGATGATAATAATACAATTGGTACAACAGCTGATACAGGATTAGCTTCAACTTTTACATTATCAAGAACTGTAAAAGCCGTAAGTGCAACTGAGAAAACAATTACATTCCAAGTTGGAGTACCTGAAAAATTTAAAACACTAACCATACCCGATAAAAATGTTGTTGACATTATTTCTTGTGTGGATTCAAATAATAACAATTGGTATGAAGTTGATTTTTTAGCACAAGATAAAGTACCAATTCAAACTCATTACACTGATGATATAAATAGGGATTCAGCTTATGTTGACAATCAAGATGGTTTATTATCTTCAACTGCTGTTCCGTACTCACTAACATATGCAATAACACCAAAAAGATTTACTCGTGAAACAAATCAAGATAATACAACATCATTAGTATTTGGTAATGGTGTGTTGAAAGATGGCCAAGTTGTAGATGAGGGATTTATAGATTTAGAACAAGTTGGTATAATCATTCCTGGCCAGACAAATGATTTAAATAACGCTATCGACCCATTATTGGGTAATGAGTACTCGACACTTGGTGAAACTCCAAACAATACAACTTTGACAATTACTTATCGTGTAGGTGGTGGAATTAATTCAAATGTTCCATCTGGTGACTTAACAACTTTACCAACAACAATCACACCAGCTATTGATGGTGGAGCTACAATTGGTACTGTGACAAACAACATCGCAGCTCGTGGTGGTAAAGATGAAGAGGACACGATTGAGATAAAAGAAAAGGCTAAAGCATTTTTCTCAACACAGAACAGATGTGTGACTAAAGAAGATTATGAAGCAAGAGTATTAAACATACCAGCTAAGTTTGGTAATATAGCAAAAGTATATGTTACAAGAAGTGGAGATGGTGAAACAAACGAAAATGCTGACGCATTTAATAATGCCCTATTAACATTAAACAATAACATCAATGGTGAATTAGGTTTGAGTTATGAAATAAATGCATTATCGGATATTCTCAATCAAGATATTCCTGATGAACAAATAATAGAAGACCTTCCAAATTTCATTGCAGCTATTAACAATGTATTGGATGAAACTAATACAAGTTTAGAGGCAGTACAAAGCTACACTGACCTGACTGTATTTAATATATCAGCAATAAACATTTATGTATTAGGTTATAATAATAGAAAACAATTAGTTGGTAATCCACACTCAACATCATTAAGTACAACTGATAATTTACCAGTAACATTAACAGCTAATATAAAAAAATATTTAGAAAACTTTAAAATAATGACTGATACCATAACAATCAATGATGGTTATATTGTAAACTTTGGTGTGATATTTGATGTTATAGCTGAAAAATATGCAAACAAACAAGAAGTTAAATTAAAATGTATACAGAAAATAAAAGATTATTTCAGAATAGAAAAAATGCAATTCAATCAACCAATTTATAAAAGTAATTTAGAATTTGAACTGATGGGTGTTGAAGGTGTTCGTTCAATTGGACACGTCACCATTACACAAGAAAATGATTATTTTATTCCTGATGGTGCTGGTGAGAATATAACTCCTCCAACTTTTAGTTATTCATTCAGTTCATCTGGAGAAGGTGCAGATTTAGATGGTGATGGGAATAGTGATGGTAGTTTTACAATACCTGATTTAAACAATACACAATATAATTATAAATATAATTTTGCAATTGCACTCTCTGATGATGGTACAATTATTGTCCCACCAAATACAGGAACACCAACGGTTTTTGAATTAAAAAATCCAAATCAAAACATACAAGGGAGAGTTAGATAATGCATCATTTTATTTTTCCAACACAAGACACTTGGATTTCAAGTGGTTCATCAACTATAACTGGTGAGTCTTTCAAAGACCAAAACTTTGGAAGAGACCAAATACTTGAAGTCAAAAAAGATTTTTTTAATAATTCATTTAATTTCAACACAAGAGCATTAGTTAATTTTAGTGGAACTGAATTTACTGAATTGTCTAAGTCTATTGCTGATGGTACAATTCCATCTCCTCAAACTGGCTCTGTAGTA